ATCACTCATCTATGATACGCCTCCAATCCCAATTCAATTGTTTGAACACCTAAATCTGATGATGAGGCACTAAGGTCAATTGATACTATATTAGCCCTCACATCCAATCCAGTCTTTACATCCTGTAATTTACAATATGTTGATAATGGAATCCTTGCTGTTACAGGTGATATTGTTATTGCCCCATAACTTCTTCTCTGTTTTCCTAATATTGTTGAGGCTGCAATCAATGTTTCTCTCACAGTTTGTTCTTCCAAGTCAGCCCTAATAGGAAATATTCTCTCTCTAGGCTCTGGTAGGATTGATGTAGCATCTATGTTTTCTACTGTAGTTACAAGTTTCTTGGCATCATATATTCTAAATGCTGATTTACCTGTTCTACTTGTCCATGTAGTACCATTGGTACTATCCCAGAATGTGCCACTTCCTGCCTCATAGTTAATGTTAAAAGTGTTACTAGCATCTCCAAATGTAGGAAATACCAAATACAATTGTTCACCTGGGGTTACTGATATTCTAGGTTTAATTGGAATCTCAAACCATGAAGCAGGTACTGTAGTTCCCATCTCATTTAGTTTCTCTTCCTTAAGTGATTTCTTATATCTTATATCATTAGGGTCAGGGCCACTTCCTCCTGTATCTCCCCATATTTGTATGGAACCATCTCCTACAGGTGTTCCTGTCTTTATTGCACGTATGGCTACTTTCATAACATTATCTGTTGTTGGAGTGAATGGTATAGCGTGCCATGCTGTATCTAGGTTGTCAGAGGCATCAGGTGTACCTCCATCACTACTGGATAGGTTAGGTGCAAAGTGACCGAACCCATGTATAAAGTTATATAACATATCTGCTGATGAATCCTTCCATTCCAAAGGTGAGTTTAATATATATCCTATCTTGGTACTATCCCAAGTTTGTGCATCATTACCGCTAAGGTTATTAGTGAATAAGAATCCAGAGTTCATTGATTCAGGGTCTTGGACAATTAAAGTTCTATCAGCGTTTATATGCCATTCAGAGTTTGCTATACCTACTAGGTTTGATATTACTTGTGCGTAAGAAGCTACAGTAAAGTTAACATTTGCTATCTTACCACTTGTTGCTGATTCATCTATTCCTGTTCCTGTGGTACTTGTTTGTGCTGTGATATTTGATAATTGTGATATATTTGAATCTACCTGATGGTCTACATCTTGAAACAAATCCAATAATAATTCAGATATCTTTGTAGAGTCATCAGTATCATCAAGTGTTATTCCATCACTATCCTTAGCCTGATTCCTTGTTAATCTACTCATTCTCTCCCTTAATATTATTCCCCATCCAATACAAGTTAATGATATTGTTTGTATTCCTGTAGAAGGTCTAGATACTGTAAAGTCCTTTATCTTTCCATAGAACCATCTTTCCTCAAGTGCTAATGTCTTACCTAGATATAATTGAACAGCCCATTCCCTACCTATCACTCCTGGTCTATCAGTATCAGTTAAATCAGTTAATGCGTTAGAATGGTCGTGTATAACCAATTGTAAAAATCCAAAGTCATCTCCTACTCCCAAATGTAACTTTAATGCTTCCAGTTTAAAGTCCTGAGTTGGTGTAGAGTTTAATTCTTCAGATTCAAATGTATAAGCCTGACCTCCTGAAAGGTTTGTTATTATAATCCTAGGATTTAATTGATTTGGATTATAGTTAGGTGTTAGGCTCATACTACACTATTCCCTGTTGATATGATTGAAAGTCTTTGTGACCATCTGTACCTATCATCAATCTCTGCACGACCTCTACCTTGAGTGTCAATAATTTGGAAAGCTTCTGTCCTATTTAAACCTATGGTTGATATAATGTTATCCTGTCTTGCTACCTCATCCTGTAGTGATTGTAGTGGAGCCCCTGAACCAAAGAATCCTGATAATCCAAATCCACCCTCCAACAAATCTATCTGTCCTGCCTTTTTTAATGTTATCTGGTTTCTTGCTATAATTTCAGCCCTTGCTTGTGCAGCACCTCTGAATGATGTATATTCATTGAATCTAATCCAAGTCTTATATCCCCTTCCATTAGTACCTCTATACCTATCAGTTAATGATAATCCTGTTCTTTGTAATAATGATAATGATTCATTCATCTGTGCAATTGCTTTACCTCTTGCCCTATTAATCGGGCCTTCTGCTCCACTTCTTTCACCTATTGAACCTCCTATAAGTCCTAAGAACCCTACTGCCGCATTTGTTTGTAATCCAAATTGTTTCTTTTGATATGCCCTATATGTTGATAATGATGTGAATCCTCCTTCTACTGCGTTCTCATCATATATTTGGAATAATGGAATACCAAACTCATCTACTATTCTAGTACCACCTGTCTTTAGTCTACTCCTGTTATCATCTGCTATACTTCGTTTTATTCTAAATGAAGGGTCTATTTTTGGTCTTCCTATTCCTCTTACTCCTGAAGCACCACCACTAGCAAACGTTCCATTTGCAAAACTCGGAAATCCTGCAAAGTTAGGGCTTGAAGAATTGACCTTGTCACCTAGGAAGTTAGATACATCTAAATTTACCCTTCTTCCCTCTGGTACTGTTGCTGCTACCTGAGCCAAAGCTAGTGAAGCCAAGACATGACTCTTTGAACCAAACGAAGCAGATGTATTTAATTGATACCATGCTAAAGCAGCACCACCATTTCCATCAAAGTTAACCTTTCTTCTTGTAAAGAATTGACCACCGTTGAGAAATGCACTAGAACCACCTGCTGTTAGTGATGGTGAATCTCTTGCAAATACTGAATTATGTATATTGAATTGATTTACTGAACCCAATCCTTTGCTATCTGCTAACATGTTTGTAACAGCCCTGGTTCTACCTACTATTGATAATACAGCCTTTTGTTTTGATAATAATAACTGTAATGTTCTTAATCTTGCTTCTCCGAATGGTGATTTGTCAGAACCAAATTCCTCTATATTTCTTTCTGTTTGTGCTATCTGTGCATTTAGTAACGCAGGGTCTCTTGTTATTGTAGCACCTGTAGTATCAAATGCTGTGGGATATAATTGTTCTAATCTTGATTGGAAGTTAGAATCAAATTGTGGGTCAACTACTAATCTTGATTGGAAGTTAGGATTATCTGAAAATCTACTTCCAATTACTACACCATGCTCATCAAATGTGTATGTTCTTCCTGAGAATGGGTCTATTTTTGTTTGTAAGCCAGGTCTATTGAGATTTGAAAATTGTTGAGCCTTATCCTGTATCATCTTGATTTGTGCTACTGATTTTAGACTTGCACTTGAAGAACCATCAGTAATATCCTTTCCTGTTATACCTGATTTTATCTTGGTTATTTCTGCCATTGTATGTGCAGGTTGTAATCTATTGTTGGCTAAACTCTGACCATATAATTGATTAACTGCTAATGCCCCTATTAGAAAATGTGCTGAGTTCGCAGGTATTTTTGTTCCGTTCAGGGCAGTTTGGTTACTGCCCGCTTGAAAACCCGACCCTATTCCAGTTCCTAGAGTATTAACTCTTTCCAACTGACTTATAGAATTATTTACAATACCTTGAACTTCCAAATGTGCAATCTTTGTTCTAACTGCCCATTCTTCTACTAATCCTATTTGTTTCTTTGTGGATTTCTCCATACCATTACTTAGGTCTTGCCATGAGTCATTTGTTCCATCAAGTTCTCCCTGAACATCTCTAAGTAATGCTTTCTTATCTTCTAGGAATGGTAACACAGAAGTTACTGCATCTCTGAATCCATATAAGTTCTCAGTCCATGCTTCATACGCTAATGATACACCTACAATTGCAGCACCTATAACAGGAATACCAATTGCAAGTAATCTGTTAGTATTAACTACTGTCTTTGCTTCTACTGTGTAAGCCCTCATGGCTCCTATTTGAGCGATTTGTGCAGGAACTACTTTGGTAAATATTGTGGTAGCAAGTAATTTCTCTTGAACAATCTGCTTGATTGTTGCTGCTACGTGTAATTCCTTTAATGTTCTAATAGTTTGAAGTGAAGCAATCATTACGTTTGCTATGTTGGCTACGAAGAGTAATTGAATATCAAACAATGCACCTTCCTCAATCTTTGCCTTATCTGTCTTTACTGCCAAGTCAGCTCTTGCTGTTGCTAACTCATTTGTAAGTAACGCAGCCTTTTGAGTATTTCCTAATCCCTTTGCTTGTAAGTCATTTAACCTTAATTGTTTGTTGTTTAAAAGGTCTTGAGCTCTTGCTACACCTATATGAGCCTGTGCTAATCTGTTTCCTGCCCTATCCAAGTTTGAGAATGAAGTAAATGTTTGAATACCTGCTGTAGATAGGTTAAGCATACCTTGAGTTGCTGTTTGGAAGTTAATTGCTGCTGCACTAGCTGACTGTCCTGTTCTCTGCATAGAGCCACCAAGTCTATCTACATCTCCTGATGTCTTTGCAGTTGAAGAACCCATCTGTTGATTAGCTGAAATGACCTTTCTTGAACCAGATAAGAATTGTTTAATATCTAATATATAAGTAAATACTGCATTACGATTACCTGCTACCATGAGTATAATCCTCTAAAAATGACAAAGAGAAGTATTAACCTAACTTTACTGTAGTCTCTCTCTTAGTCTTTGCTCTTGAACCTTTACGTCTTCTTAATGATAATCTCCTTTTGAGTTGTTTTCTACCTGTACCTGCTCTTACAAGAGTAGACCTGCCTGAAAATGACACACCACCGTTGAACCCTGCTGAAGACCTACCTACCTGTTGGAACTTTCTACCCTTACCTCCTACACCTTTAAGTTTGGCAAAGTATGGGTGATTTTCAGATAAAGCCAAATCCAATGCTGATATCACACTATTATGGACTGTTCGTGCTACATCTGCTATATATGTATTTGGTGCAGTTCCAGGGTGATTTACTTTTGTAGTAAACACCTCCTGTCCTCCTATCTCAAATCTTAACACATCTCCATTCTTAGGTTCAATAACGTGTGGAGGTGTACCTTCCTCTATATCCCTTGCTAGTTCAATAAATCTAGTTCCTACCTCTACTTTATCTTTTGATAATGTTAATATCTGCCAAGAATTTGCAAGCTCCCCTGTATCTCTTGGTGTGTTATCCCTTAATAATTGAACTGTATTATCACCCACAAGTTTCAAAAATCTCTTCTGAACCCTTGGGCCTGCGAATCTAAATTTGGCAAATTCTGAATTAATCTTATCTAGACCTTTTACTGTGATTGGCATTATCTAACTCTTCTTCTTGTTGTAATATAGCCAGTATTTCTGATATCTCATATAATTGGTCACGTTTCTCCTGTTCCATAGCCATTATTTCTTTATAAGTTCCAAACCCAGATTTGACTAAATTAATAATAGGTACTAGAGTTTCTAATTCAGGATAATCTAAAAATGCTATTTCCCTTTGCTTGGGGTCTCTACTTCGTATAAACCTGATTGCTTGGCTCCTTCTATCGTTCCGCATACGGATAAAAAAGCGTATACCTCCGCCATCAAGGCTCTGAAATCTGGTAGAGATATGTTTGTATCTTCTATATCTTGTCTTGATTTACCTAATCCTAACTGACAAGTTCTTTCATACCAATTGTTTTCAAACTCAACTTCTTCTTTGGTTCCAGTCTTACCTTTCTTTGAAAGTTCTTCTGCTTTAATTAGGTCATCTTTGAATACATTTAATTCCTTCATAGGAATATCCTCTATAACAGGTACCTCTAAATCTTTAATAATCCAAACCTTTTTCTTTAAGTCTAAAAATACCATAAATAATGTAGTTTGTGTTAGTATATAAATCTATAGGTCTGTGACTGATTCTGCTCTACAAGCAATAGATTCAATGAGTGCATCTGTTGAACCTGCTGCGTGAGTGTAGTTATAATCTGTGATAACTGCGTTAGCATAAGTGAATGTAATCGGGCCAGTTGAGTTAAATTTATAACTTGCTGCATCAGCATCTTTACTCTCATATAATGTGTATAATGAGGTTTCATTACTTGCTGTTCCTGCGAATACATCTGCTGTGAATGTAACTGACCTATCAGTTGCTTTTGTATAAGTTATATCAGTTTCACCGTTAACTGCCATTACTGCCATATTTCTAGTTACTGTGGTACTGAATGAACGTTCACCATAAGTTACACCATTATATGTAAATGGGTCAGCTCCACCATCAGAGTGTACGATTGGTGCTGAAGTTGTTTCTGCTGATTGATACACAGGAGTTCCACCGTTACCATCAGTTGTATTTGGAATAGTGATATCTTGACATACAAAGGTCATATTTTGTTCCCACATTCCTCTACTTACTGACATGGTTCCTGATGTTGGTCTGCATCCTCTCATGTGTTGGAAATACTCTGTACCGTCTAATAGAAATGAATATGTAAATGATAATGAACTATCTGGTGAATCTGCTCCGCCACCGCTTGCGTTCCAAAGGTATTTCCAAAGGTCTACATTGATTGGGTTATTTCTTAAAGTAAAAGCATATAATGATTGAGTCTTTACTGCTTCAATTACATCTTCAGAACCTAGAACTGAAACGTCTAAATGTTGAACATCTGGGTTAATGTTAATTTCTGTGTTGTTTCCTACTAGACCAAATGTAGAACTAGATGGTGTTGCTCCAAATAATGCAGCATTACTAATAGAATCTCCTTCTGTTACATACTGTAATTCCTTTACAATGTCTCTCTTTGTAGTTACATTGTGTGCTGAGATTGCCATGAATAATCTTTATTATAAATAGATTACAAGAAGTATTGTTATGTTTTTGTCTTAAAGTATACCATTTTTAACTCTGCTTGAGATGTAGGTGTTTGGTCATCCTCTGATTCTGGTTCCAGTCGCTCAAATTCTACTTCTGAATCCTCAAACCATGCTACCTCTGAATTATTGGTATCACTCTTGGCAAGTCTTGTATTACCATCAGGTGCGTTCTCCCATAATAATCTGTTAACCTCATCTTCCATATCTAACAAGACCTGTAATGATTCCCCTTGTAGTTCTATGAATATGGTACACATCCAAGCGTGTTTATTATCTCCATTAAAATCAAAAGCATCTGGGTCTAATCTAGTTCTTGAAGAGTAATTAACTCTAACCTCATTTAATGCAGCACCGTCAGGTCTTGCTAGTTGGTCAGGTTCCTCAGTATCAGAGGCAAATATTGGAGTGATAGTACCTGTAATGTTACCTGCTGTCCAGTTATCCTCAAGTAAATCTCTGATAGTTTTGTCGAGGTTTTCCC